ATCCATTAAGTCTGTTTTCATAAATAAAAAATGCATTACCTTCATGTAATCTATGATGATTAACAGCCACCGTAATAAGTGGTCGTTCACTTCCTATTACATGTTGGCTGTTATTTTCATCAGCTTGCGTTAATGTGACAAGCCTACTTTTAGTATTATCTGATTCTCTTTTAACAGTTAGAACCATTAAGCTTTATCTTTTTTCTTTTTAGGAAAACCTTTTAGCATATTCTTATACGCTTTATCAGAAATAGTAGATTCTGATTTTGGTCTACTAATCCCTTTCTTTTTTCGTGCATTTATATTTGCATACAATCCTGGGTTAGCCATTAGTATCCTTTTTTCTTTTGTCCTGATTCTGACATAGCAATAGCAATAGCTTGTTTTCGGCTAGTTACTTTCTTACCGCTACCTGATTTTAATTTACCAGATTGATATTCTTTCATGACCTTGCGCACTTTTTTTTGCATTGTGTTCATTCTTTATTTTCTTTCCCTAATTTTTTCTTAATCCATTTCATGATTGAACTATCTTTCATTGTGCCACGGGTTGTAAAATGTTTAGATTGTAAATCCATAAATAAGTCACGATCATTTTCCCATGCCCATTCCATCGATTGTTTAGTTGGCTTACCTTCTTTGTTATATTTAATACGTTCGTCCGTCATAGTGTACCTTCCTCACCTAATAAACTTGCTGTAATACCTAAACCTCCCGCACCTAATGCTGGTAATCCAGTTTGTGGTTTGTCACCAAAAGGTCTAGCTTTAGCCATTAAACCACCTGTGCCTCTTCTTAATCTAGATCGACTCGAACTTTCAGTTGCTGTTTCACGTTTAATATCTTTGACTCTACGTTTTGATTGAGCAGTTACTTTATTTAAAATGTCTTCTGTAACATCTTTAGTTTTTGTTGCGTCCCAACCTATACGTTTTTCGCGAACCATATAAAACCTTGGATCAACATTTGGAGTAGTGATTGGTAATGTTCCTGGGCGTCCGCCACGACCTCTCCTTTGATAATATTTTTCCATAACAGGCGTAGCGGATTCATAACCTTCTCTAGCTAAAAAATAACTAAATGGTTTGCTCCACTCACCTCTATTTCTTGCACCAAATACATTAGGGCCAACACGCTCAGTCGTTTTTTCTTCAAACTTGCCTTTTTTGATGGCTGCGTCTAACTCTTTGTTCCACCAATCTTCAGATTTAAAAACGCCACGACCGCCCGCCTTTTTGATAATATCAGTTTCATATTGTGCAAAAGGTACAATAAGACCACGGGTTTTTGCCATGCCAAAGTCTAGACTTGCCATTATGCTGCTCCTAAAGTATCTTCCTCATCAAGGCCCATTTCAGGACTTAATCTGGATTGACTAAGTAATGTACGCTTACCACCACGAGACAATGCTCTACGTTTTGATGCCATTTGCTCACCATATTCTCTACGTTCTTCTTCAGCTTGTTTTTTAGCTTGCGCAACTTGTTCTCTTTGCAAGGCTAACGATTCTTCAGAAGCTTTAATTTGTGCAGAATAATCTGGAGCTTTTGGTTTGCCGCCACCAACTATACCACCCATTAGATTCTCCTCATCATATGTGTATCATCTTTATCTGCGCTATAGCCTAGCATTAAGCCTTCTGATACAAAGCCTAATGTTTTTGCCCAGCCCATAGCACGCTTGTCATTAGAGTTTACCGTAATTTGCAATCGATGTAAATTAAAAATAGACTCGCATTGATCAAAAAAGATACGAGCTGACTTGGTCATCGCAATAGGATATCGTCTTGCTTTTTCTGATAATAAAGACCACGCTTCACCCACCCCAGTCCACAATAACATGCAACCAAACACAGCGACAGGCTCATCACCAAGAAACGCAGACACAGTCGGACCGTTAATAGACTGTACCTCCAGCATACGGATTCGATCCTCAAACGTAATCGATTCAGACCTGTACTCCTTGATTGCATCACATCTCCATGCATGATCTATATGAAAAGGTAAAAAATATGCGCCTTTGACAACAGGCATATGTTGAATAATCTTAAGTTCATTATACATCATGAAAACACATCAAACTCTGTATTCACGACTGTTTGTGTAATAATTGTTTTAGATGCTAAGTTCGACTTGGTCATACGTTTATGCTCACCACCACCGAGCATTAAATAACCAAACGCATCACCAATGTGTGAGTGTTCGTTTTTATTAGGACTGTCTCTAAAACGTTCTTGTCCGGCACCAACGCTGACACGTTTAAAATGATAACCGCCGGCTAATGATTTACGTAACCGCTTACAACTTGTATGAATAATTAATCCTGGTTTCCCATTAATCAATCGTTGCATAGGTGCTGCTGCACCTTCACGCCTGACTTGAAAGTTATTTGATGCTGTGGGTTGTGCGCGTAGCCCTAGCGTTCTTAAATAATCAAATGCCGTTACTTCATAAATAGCATCACGCTGCATACCCGCGGGATCACCCCAAATTAACACTTGTGCTTTTGGGTATTGTGCATTTAGCTCTGCTAATAACTGTTGACCAAATCTTTCTAGTCCCATATCTTCGGTAACAATCTCATGCAATACTACCCATCTGCCATTATTTAATCGTTGACCAATCGCAGCAGCGGGCGTTAAACCAAAGTCAAGACCAACATGAATCGGTAAGGTTGGATCATAATCCACTTCACCACTCATCATTTGATCATTGTATTCAGGCCACACAGGTCGACCTTCTTGTACGTAAGTATACTTACCTTCAGCATAACAACGGATCCAATCTAAATTCTTACCGCCTAACATTTGCATGTAATACCCTGACGGTAGATTTTTTACGTTCTCTGCTTTTGGATTAATCTTCCACCAACGCCCACCAGAAAAGATATGATCGTTTGCTTCTGGACTGTCAGGCAATTCATCTGCACCAACTTCAATAACACCACCGGGTTGTTTAAAAAAGTCCCAACCGTATTTACCACTGAGTTTTTCTTTTTCAGATAAACGAAACCACCAATGGTCATCGTCCATTGGGTTGGTATCCATCCAAACACCATGCCATGTGGGGCCACCATCTTTTTGTGTGGGGTAACGACCGACACGATGGGTGAGTCCGTCAATGACGGCTTTGGGCAACTCCCTTGCCTCGTTCACCCATGCGCCAGTCAGCTCTAAGGATAAGAGTTTCCTCACATCCTTTGGCTGATCCAATGCTAAGAATATCACTTCACAATCGATGCCCGCAGCATCACCGCGGGAAGGGAGGCGAATGTGATGAGTGATCGGAGGAGTATATAGCATTGGCCCAAACGTATTCTCAGGAAAGAGTTCTTGCCAAGTTTTAATCGTTGTTGTCTTGAGTTCAGGATAAGAGTTACGTACAATAACAAAGCGAGTGTAACGTATGCCATCGACAGGGGATGGCTTTTGCCTAACGGCACGCATCATAATCTCAGCAGCACAGGCGTAAGATTTGCCTGAGCCTACTGGCCCCATCAATCCACGAACAAATTTATTGCTTTGTAAAAAGTTATAGACAACAGGACTGGTACTAAAATCTAAATCAATACCAGGGCCAGCAAGCTGTTTCTTGCTACGCTCTTTATTATTGCTCATCGTCGTCTATATCAGGATGCTTGGCATTAATTAATTGTCGAAGACGTTGATTATCTTGCCATAGCTCATCTATGATTTTCATAACACGTGTGTTATTCATATTAGCCATAGCAAACTCCTCGCGCAACAATTCAATCTCTGCTTTGATTTCCATGGTCTTTCCTCCATTGTTTCCAAAGTTGTAATGTGTGTATTGCTTTATCTATATCTTCATCACCATTACCCTTACGGTCTACTCGTACAATGTACTTAATAGCCGTATGTTGCATGGGGTTCAATCCATTTGCCATAGAAAACTCCATCGGCTGGATCTTCATTTGTGCATAGTGATTACCACCTACTTGGGTGTCACTCGGTTTCGTCATTATCAATTACCTCGGGCGCTTTAACATTAATCCCAATCACGGATGGTCGATCCGATTCATCAGGATTATCTAATAAGCCACTTGCTTTCGCAAGTAAACGTAAGGTTTGCACCTTATCCCAAAACTCAATGGCAATTCTTCCATCACGGTCAATCTTAATGGATTTAATCGATTGCAATGCATGTTCGGGAATGTCTTTACTGGCTTTCACCTGAACATTCCCTTCATGATCCCATTCCATAACATCCGTAATTTTTGTGTTTGCCATACAAAGTAAACTGTATGCTACGGCTTCACGATTGGCTGCTAACGTATTACTACGTTCTAAACTCTTTTGCAGTTTACGTACACCACCGTAGCCAGCTAAACTTGGTATAGGTTTTTGCTTGTTTTTAGCTTCACTCATTAAAAGGGAATATCGTCCATAATTTCATCGAGTTCTTCCACAACCTGACCAGCCGGATTATGGTTCGGTGCTGTCCTGGTTTCCGCGGGTTTGCTTCCTTCCACACGATTACCAATCTTGATTGTGCGAAAACCCACACCATCAGCCTTTACCTTATCCCATACATCTACCCAGTGTTCTGTGCCGTCCGGCAAAAGAATCTTGCCGCGATAATCTGCGTGCCAATCTTCTGACTTACGGTCATTAGGCCATGCAGAGCCTTGGCCTGGTTTTGGTTCATATTTAGTTTCTGCCATAATCATCTCCTTGATCTTCATATAAATAAACAACGGTTTTACCACCGTCAACTTGCTCGCCTCTAGCAATTTCAATGAAATCAATTTGGCTGTCATCATCATACATGCCAGCTTTCATTAATGCATCTAATATTGCTTTTAATGTATTATCCAAATCAAACTTACGTTTTGACCGTGGATGAATACAAATATTAATTGCTAGTCTTTTATTGCCAAAGGTTTTCGCGCGCGAATTTTTGACAATAAGAGATACCTCTTGCGTAAATGCTTGGCCCTCTGGGCTGATATAACGTCTATGCCCATTCGCTTTCCAATAACTATTGACACTAGGCGGGTAGGGTAACACAAGCTTTACGCTAGGACTCATTTACCGTACTGTTTTTGAATCGCTTCGTTAATCAACAGTGCTTTGGTTTTACTTAAATCTGCTGCTGCTTTGGCTAGTATGGCCACACTTTCCGGTGTGAGTCTAACCAAAAAAGGTTTTAAATCACCCATATCAATCTCCTTTATATTTAATTTTAACGTTCTTCTTTTTACGCTTTGCCATCTCTTTTCTTATCTTCTTTGTTTTTGCTAACAACAACTGTTCGGCATCCTCACGAACAAGGCGACACAACTCTAGATAATGTGATGCGGGCAAAGCTCGACCAGGCGTGTGCTGCCAACCCTTAGTCATTTTGAAATAGCCATCCTTTCGTGTAAATTTTGCTGGCAAAGCTTCGCCATTGTTAAACACATCACAAATCATTTTATAAAAATCTTTAACGCTTATCATAGTTATCGATCCTATTGACATTGACTATATGCTTAATGTCTTGATTATCTAACATGTACTCTTTGACATCGTCCCACTTTACTTTTTCATCATAGACAATCCGTCTTAAATTACCTCGGATGCCTGGGTATGCAGAGCGCGGTCTCATCTCCACATACCCCAACCCCATTAACTTTTTTAAATGGTACTGAATTGCTTGTGGACTCACCTGTAAATCTTTACCTAATGTATTAATACCTACAATACTAAAACCTTGTTTATTACAATAGGCAGCTAATATGGCCAACACACGAATGTTGCCATTGGTAACTTTTTTATCTTTAATGGCTTTAAAGGGCAAGACGACAAAATAACGATGATCTTTATTTCTAAACTTTTTAATCTGTATAGATTCAGGTATTTTGTATTCCATAGAGATATCATATCATGTAAAGATATCTAGTCAATAGCGTCCAATGTAATACAAAGCTATCCATAAGTAAAACTTATCAGAATACCCATAAGTAAAATAAATCACATGGGTGTAGAAATCTCTGACAAATAATGTAGAATGTTTATTACGGGGCCATGACCTAGCCCGGCTGTACGTAGGTATGACGAAAGCCATAAACAGAGTTAACGTGTCCGGGTGAAACTGGGAGTATCACGGTAAGTTTAACAAACTTATATCACTGATAAACGAGAATACCCAGAGAAATCTGTATTTAATTATACAGGTTTGGTTTATATGGAGGAACGATAACCGATCACTTCATGTTTGTTCATCCTCCATTGTTTTTTTTTATATAAAAAAATACCTATGAAACCCGTGAACCACTCTCCCTGTGTTAATCAATGTCAATTGGATAACGATTCTGTCTGTAAAGGATGTGGTCGTACACTCCATGAAATAGACACTTGGTCAACGCTTGACTCTATAGACAAAGAAAATGTGTTCAAGATTGCTAATGAACGACTTTTCAGAAAATTGTCAAAAATTTGAGTGTGATACCTATACGTATAGTGGTAGGTAGGGGAGGCATATAGTCACTCTTTTTCATTCATGATCTAGTCAACTCAATTATTTATTCATTGATGGCTAATCTTTAAAATAAAAGATGATTAAAGAGGTAGTTTGGTATGTTTTAATTGGTTGTTTGTGTTTTCTTTTTCAAACTAGTTAATCATCATCATTCATTCACGGTGTTATATCAATCTCATACCTTTAATATATATACATACACACATTGATTTAAAATACTTATCATGATCTAGGCATTGATAAGAAAAATCAATTATACATAGATATCTTTTTAGTTTAATGTACCCGTTATGGATATCTGATATTCATATTTTATTAACTTTGAAAAGGTATATAAAATGAATCTAGGCTTAATAATTACTTCAGTTATATGTGCATTTATTGCGTTAATGTTTGGTATTGTAGGCGCGCATGGTGATATGGTCGCGATGACTTTATCATTCTACATGATCGCATGTGCAATACTATTTTTAATCATTAATGTTATTTTAAGCATTATCAATCATTAATTAATCTAGAAAGGATATATTAAAATGATACTTAAAGTCACAATCAAAAACACATATGGCAATGAGTTAGTCTATCCCGCATGCGACAATGCAAAATTGCTAACATCTTTGCTTAACTCAAAAACGTTTACACAACGTCATATTGATATATTGAAACGCTTAGATTATCAATTTGAGCATGTAGCACAACCCATTTAATTAATCTTGAAAGGATATATTAAAATGAATAATGAAATAATCTATCAAGGCAAGTCCTTAATTGACGGCGCACCTATTGTAGTCATTGCACTTGCCAAAAGCACCAATAAGAAAACTGGCAATATGGTTCAAACTTACATTATCCGGTCGGATATGGATCCATTAATAGCATCAAAAACCGGCGCGGATTATTCTATTTGCGGCAATTGTGATCATAAAGGGCTTCCGACCGATGATCCAAATAAGAAGCAAGCTATTAAACGATCATGTTATGTAACGTTATTTCATGGCCCCTTACAAGTTTATAAGTCATTTATTAAGGGCAATTATAAACATTCTACAGATATTGCCGCACTAGGCCACAATCGCATGGTGCGTTTAGGCACTTACGGGGATCCGGCCGCTGTTCCATCTTATGTATGGGATGCTTTATTATCCCGATCTCAAGGCCATACTGGCTACACGCATCAATCAAACATTAAAAGCGCGGATGTTAGGCCTGATCTTACCATGATTAGTGCCGATACATTAAAGGACGCGCGTATTGCATGGCAAAGTAAACGCCGCACTTTTCGCATTATAACGGCCGTATCTGATAAGCAAAGCAACGAGATATTATGCCCCGCATCCGAGGAAGCCGGACGCAAAGCGCAATGTAACACTTGTAAACTTTGCATGGGATCACATTCAACCGCACCTTCAATTGCTATTGTAGCGCATGGCAATGGTGCCGCATACATTAATTAAAGGATATATTAAAATGAATTATAAAAAGATGTATTTAGAATTGGCCGACATTATTTTAGCGGATAACATCGACCGAACCCCACGCAACGTGAAAACGTTAGCATATGAAGCGCGACAAGCCTTAAATGAGTTTGAAATACATAGATCCATTGTTAATGAAGTAAAAGGGGATAACCATGAATAAATATATTATTACAGGGCTTGTAACTAAAACTATTGAGGGTTTTGAAACACCTCAAGAGGCAAAAAAAGAGTTTATTAATTTAATAGGCCATGATCAAGATGTTATGGTTTTTGATGAAAATGGAAAGGAAATTCATGATAACTGAATTCATTCTAATCGTGAGCAATGTAACGGCTTTTGGTACTCATGAGACCATTGAGGGTTCTTTTAATACATGTGATGAGGCCGCTACATTTTATGAATCTTTTTATCGTGGCAAAGATAATTTCAATGGTTATCGATGCATACGTGAAGATTTAATTCATAAGGGGGTATTTAATGACAAGTAAAATCGTTGATGGTTCGTACGGGTGCCGGTGGCTTGCTATCGGCATCCTTATTGGTTCTTTAATT